AACTCGTAAAGGGTAAAAAATGAGCGGATGCGCTAACGGGGTCACTTTTGGAAATGCGGTTGATAGAATATGGTCTCCTTCGGGAGAGCTTCTTCAAGTTAATTCGTCTGTAATATCGAGGGCAACTCTAGGAAATAACACAATAGTGGCCGCTCAAGCTGGCAAGGCGATTTATGTATTATCGTACGAACTTGTTGTTGCTGGTGCCGTGACAATAGATTTTCAAAGCGGTACTGGCGGAACATCTCTTTCAGGTGTTCAAAGCCTTGCAGCAAATGCTATGAAAGTTTTGCCGCATAACCCAACAAGTTGGTTCTCAACGGCGGTAGGCGCATCATTAAACCTATTCCTTGGAGGAGCCGTTCAAGTATCCGGTTCCATTCAGTGGGTTGCGTTCTAAGCTTGATTGATTTGTTGCAGAAGTAGAATCATTCAAGCTAAGATCATAGTACCAATCGCGGGGGCTTTGCCTCTCCGCTACGTTAAATAAACGAAGCGGCGACATGGCTACCCTACTTTCAATGATCCAAGATGTGTGCAGTTATGGCGGGCTACCGAACCCGTCAACCGTCATCGGTAATAACGACGGTACGGTGCGCCAGCTTTTAGCGATAGCCAACGAACGAGGCACCGAAGCCGCTCGACAATTCAAGTTTCCTCAGCTAGTCGAAGCAAAAACGCTCACTCTGATTGCCTCTGAAATCCAGCCATTACCCGCTGATTTTGCCGAATTAGTGGATTCAACTGCGTGGTATACAGCGGATATGAGCCCTTTAACTGGGCCGATTACCTTCGCTCAATGGCAACAAATAAAGCAAACAGCAGCAGCCCCTACAAAGTTTGCTTTTCGAGTTCAACTAACTAGCACAGGGGGGAGAGGGCTTTCATTTGTCCCAACTCCTACAGGCGGGGAGCAGGTCTCAATCTTCTACCAATCAAAAAGCTGGATTCGACCTAAACTCTGGACGGCCTCAACGGTAGTTGCAGCGGGTACTTATGTTTATTCAGATTCTCAGATTTGGCGGAACACAAGCGCAGGGACAACCGGAGCCAATGCCCCTACTACCGCCAACAGCGGGAACGATGGCAGTGTGACATGGACCGCTCAGGACATGATATATCAGAAGTTTCTAGCCGATACTGATGAGCCATTGATTGAGTCATCGGTATTAATGAAAGGGATTTTAGCTCGATTCTACCGCTTCAAGGGCTTTGACTATCAAGACTTAGAAGCCGAATACATCCTCGGGTTAAAGGCGGATCTCGCTCAACAAAACGGCGGCAGAACGTCGAACCTTTACCGAGGGTATGGAACGTTTATCTCTGAGGCAAATATCAAAGAGGGTAACTGGTAATGCCTTACATGAATTATGTCGATTGGTATCGACAACAACAGCAGAATTTAATGAATCAGGGGATTTATAAAACCCCCGGAGGATTAATTGGTCGTCCAATTTATATTGACACCCCTACCTCTGCGGAAAGAATTGGCGGAGAAATTGTAAATATTGGGGCAAAGGAACTAGGGAAAGAGATAAAAAGACGTGCGGGCGAAGCTCTTGCACAAAAAGGAGTTGAGGCAGGAGCGCAATCTATTGGGCAATCAGCAGCAGAGCAAGCAATCGCATCAGGCGTTTACCCAGAAGCGTTAGTGGGGCAAGCAATTACACAAAGCGGGACACAGGCTGCGACACAAGGAGCAGCCCAAGTAGGAGCCCAACAAGCCGGACAAACAGCAGGGTCCACACTTGGGACTACCGTTGGAGTAGTTGGAGCCCTGAAAGGGGCTTACGATTTATCTAGGGTAATTAACAAAAGGCAAGGGGCGACCGCTGGGGCAATCTCTGGAATGACAACCGGAGCTTCCCTTGGAAGTATAATTCCTGGCGTTGGGACTTTAGTTGGTGCTGGGGTTGGGCTACTTGCTGGGACAATTGCTGGCAAACTATTTTCGCCTCGAAAAAAAAACCTAGAAAAAGAGCGATGGGAACGCCTCAAAATGTACGGGTTTGATGTCCCAAAACCTGAATGGGTCGATAATAAAGATATTGCAAAATTTGGTGAAAATAAAAACCTAGCCAAGGATTTTGTCGGGTATGACGAGTCAGGCAAATGGGTGAATAATCAGTTTGCAAATACGGGCAAAGAAGAAGCTTTAAGACCTCAAGATATTTATCAATTCGCCACAAATCACGAGACGTTTGGCGAGGCATACGGGAACCTCCCCGATCAGGAAAAGTTTCGCCTAATGCAGATTGCTCTTGATAATAAACTAGTAAAAGAACATCTGGGCACTGTAGATATTGCGTGGACACCAGAAACTTTAAGCCAAGCTACAGATATTTTGGCTACAAACGAAGCGAAGATGCCGGGCGCGAACCGCAAGGTTTACGTACCTGATTTTGGGGCTAGCTTTAAACCGAACTTCTAAATGAAAGCTACGACCGCCACCATATCAGCCCCCTATCTTGGTTGGAACACGAGAGATCCACTCGACCAGATGAAGGAGGGTTATGCTGTAAAGCTGGTGAACGTATACCCAGATCAGGGGTATGTACGGACTCGTAAAGGGTATCGCCTTCATTGCAATACAGGCGAAAACGCGGATGTTCAGACGCTAATTGAGTTTCCTTTGCAAAACGGGAACACCCAACTAATTGCAGGGGTAAACGGGAAATTGATTAACGTAACAGGCTCCACTCCCACTACCCTCGCAACTGGACTAACTAACAATCAGTGGCAACACGCGATATTTAACAATACCGTTATTCTTGTAAATGGCTCAGATGCGCCACGGAACTACAACGGGACTACGGTTACTACCCCTACTTATCAATCACATCCCTCATACCCTGGGCTAGTTAGTTCTAGCCTGATAGATGTCACCGTCTATAAAAACCGTCTTTATTTTGTAAAGAAGAATACCGCAAGTTTCTGGTATGGAGACCTTCGCGCAACGACCGGAGACCTAAAAGAGTTCAACCTTCAGACCGTCACTCAGAAAGGTGGAACCCTTGCGTTCTTAGCTCCATTTAGTCGAGACACGGGCGTGGGCCTACGGGATTATTTGGTTGCAGTTACCTCCGAAGGTGAAGTTTTAGTATATGAAGGGACTGACCCAGATACGGCATCCGATTGGGGATTAGCCGCTAGGTTCTTCTTACCCGCTCCGGTAGCTGGACGGCGAGCATACTACAACCTTGGAAGCGATCTCCTTATCGTACACAAAGCGGGGATTACAGCTCTTGGAACGCTTTTAACAGCGGGCAATACCGCAAAGTATGCAGCGGTTACGGATGTAATCAACAAGTCGTTCCTTGATGCTGCGACGACGTGGGGCGATACTTCTGGATGGTGCCTAAAGTATCACCCCATAGCCCAATCTCTTTACGTAAATATTCCAGTTTACAATGCCGCCGAACAGTTCGTTATGAACCCAGCTATCGGGGCGTGGACTCGCTACGTCGGGATGCACGCTTTTCATTGGGCCACGATGGATGACCGCCTATTCTTTTCTTCCGCCGGCGGCAAGATATACGAAGCGCACTGGGGAACCGATGATAACGGCGGATACATCAGAAGTGAGATAAAGACGGCCTACACTTATTTTGGGAATCGCGCTTCTACAAAACGCTTCACGCTTGCTAGGCCAACCGTAAAAACCCCAACGGGACTAAAATTCAGCATGGCCGTTGATTGTGATTTTCAGGAAGGCGTTTTCGGTACTGTTCAGATTGGAGAGCCTAGCACATCACTATGGAACACGTCGATCTGGAACGTGTCGCTATGGGATTACCCGCAGATATCTTCCGAAGATTCGTACTCATTAACCAGTATTGGGAGGTGCGCTTCCTTATCGTTCGCGGTTGAAACAAAGGTCGGAAGCGTCGAACTGTTTGCAGCATCTATCACGTTTGAAATTGGAGGGATTTTCTAATGCCTAATGACATGTACAAAGAGTATCAGAGCCTATCAGGGAATAAAGATCCGATGGCTATGCAGAGACGGCGTGAACTTGCCCGTGGGCTTCAGGCTCAGCGGCGTGGGCAAGTCCCTCCGGGTACGGTGGCAGCTCCTTCGTTACAGCAGTCTCGCGATAGGCAAGCAATATATCAGGGATTGCCTGGAATGCCAGCGAATATGCCACAGCGACCAGCGAACATGCCGGGCGACAGAATGGGGCAGATGCCAGTGCAAAACGGACCAATGGGACAGATGCCAGTGCAAAACGGACCAATGGGACAGATGCCAGTAAATCCGGGCAATCGAATGCCGACAAAGGTTGTTCCTTGGGCTCAAAACGAAACGGGCAGTTATGGGCCTGATATGATGGCGAACCTACAAGCTGCCAAGCAAGCTCAATTCAATTCAATCCCTCGCCCCGCTAATGCGCCATTGACTCCAGATGCGGCCACCGAAGCGAGGATGGCGGATATGCAAACGCGAATAAACCAGATTCTTTCCCAATTTAACAGAAGGGCCTAAACATGGCAGTGCCTCGCACAAACCCAATAAACCCTCGACCCGTTGCGACTCCGGTACCGAAGGCAAAGCCTACTACAGCGGCAGCGACGACGAAGACCCCTACTACACCGCCACCGCTGGACTATGGGACGAATCCATATAACACGGCGATGACAGAATACCGAGGGCTTGCGGGGAAGACCGATGCAGCATCCATGCAGCGGCGTCGGTCTCTTGCGGGGCAAATCCAGAACGCAAATAGGACACGGGTAAGAAATCCCCCTCCAACAGGCGGCGGATTAACGGTCAACGATCAAGGGGCAGGAGCGAACCCACCAGCCGACCAAGGTGCAGGAGGTGCTGCGGATCAAGGCGCGGGAGCCCCTGCTGACCAAGCAGCCGGAGCAGCCGAAGAAGGTCCAAGCTATCAGCCGTTGCCGGAACTCCCCGGAGATGCGGACCTTTTTGATACAAACATTGGGGACTATACCGCAAACCTTCAGACGTACGTTGACCCAAATCTCATCAGCTCACTGATGGGCAATCTACAGACCGCGGGACAATGGACACCGACAACAAAGATGCCAACCGAGCAAGAAGCGGGCCAATTCTTTAACAATATCTATTCGCAGACTCTTGCCGACCTACAAACAGGCGTAGGCGAAATGCAGCAACAGCGACAAGCTCAACGGGAAGCCGAGCTGGTAAACCGAGGCATTCCGGTAGGTTCAGAGGCTTACATGAGGGAGATGCAAGCTCTAAACAAACAAGCTGCCGACGAACAAGCAAGCCTTCGAAACGAAGCGCGAAACGTCGCAAACACCTCGACTCAGAACTTGATGAACCAAGCGCAGCAGCGATATCAGGCTGAACTAGGAGCACAACAACAAAAAACAACCGAGATTCAAGGAGCTATCGGAGCCATCACCCCTCTTGCGGGGGAACAGCTACGGCAGGCTGGTGAACTCAACAAGATGGGGTTTGACCGCGATACAAGTGCAGGACTAGCTCGATTGAATCTAACAGGCCAAGAGCGAAATACTTTAATCGCTGCAAACCAAAACGAGAAGGAGTCCTACCGTAATTTTGGGCTGGAAATGCGAAAGCTTGGAGTGAATCAAGAGCAATTTGATCAAGAAATGAAGCTTGCTTTACGCAAACAAACACAAGCCGAGAAACAATGGCGCATAGAGTTTAATCAGACTCTCAAAAACTTTAAATGGCTGACCGAAAAAGATAAGCGCGATTTTGCCGAACTAGTACGTAACAATAAAGCAGAGGAAGCCTTAAAGCGTTTGGCCATTTCAGCCCAGAACGCGGGGCAAGACCCATCAGCAATTGAAGCTCTTGAAAAAGCTAAAATAACCGGAAGAACAGGGGGCTGGATCGAGTCTCTTCAAGAAATGGGAAGAAGATTTAACATCGACCCAGGCCGTCTCCAAGAAATCGCCCAGAACACAATTCAAGGTGGACCAAGCGGAATTGATTATGGCTTTCAGCAATAAGGGAATAACATGGCAATAGATTTAGCTGATATTCTTAATCTCGGACTGACCGCATACAACGCGAGCCAAGGCAACGCCGGAGGCGCAGCAAGTGGCTTAAGTGGCATCCTTGGGCCAATCTTCAGCAGCGGGACCGCACCTACAACCGGAGGTCAGGGCGGTGGGTTCTTATCGTCCATCTTCGGCAGCGATAGCCCTGTTTCAGAAAACCCCGTATCTGAAGGCGGCGGGATCATGGACTCGCTTGGAAGTATCTTCGGCGGCAGTAGCAGCGGGCCTACAGGCTACACGGGGCCAAGCGTATGGCCACAAGTATTGGGTAGCCTTGCATCGTCTTTTAGGGCCACACCACGAGCCGGAGCAAGTCGCGAAGAACGAGAGAAAGCCAACCGCTATAATATGCTTGCGGGAATTCTCGGAGCGGTGGCTACAGGGTACGGCAAGGCATCCGATGAGGCGGCAAAGCAGAAAGCTACCTCGGAGTTGTATCAGATCTTTACGGGCGCAGAACCTACAACAGCCGCAGTAAAGGCAACGCCAGAAGCGGGGGCTTCGGTCGACATTCCGGGCGTAACTCCAGAAACCCCTAACCCTCTTTCTCGTAACGAACGCCTAGCCGAGTTTATGCGGCAAAATCCAGCAATGGCGGGAGTTGCGGGGCAGTTGTTAGCGAAAGAGCAAGAGAATCAATTAAAACTCATAGATCTTGCCCGTAAAGCCGGAGGCCGTCCGCTCACTTACTTGGATGCCCTTACGATTGCCGAAAAAGAAGGAACACCACCAGAACTTAGAGCCCAACAAGCACAGATCTTGATGGATCAGCAATCAAAAGATCAGGCGGCAAGGTTAGAACCATTCAGAAGGGAGTTTGAGAAAAGGGGGATACCTCTTCCTAGTTCTACAACGGAACCAACCGCAAAAATGCCGTCGATAATTGCTCCAAGCGTTGCAGCTCCAACTAGAGAAGAACAGCCAAGTATTGAAGGACCAGAGGGGATTAATATACAAGCGACACCTTCATCCCAATATGAAGAAGCGTCCAGAATTTTAGGGCAACCGATAACTCCCTCGTCCTCTCAGCCAGAAACTTACGGGAATCGACCTGAAACCCTCGCAGATATTAGAGCTGCTACCCAAACCGCAGCCGAAGAGGAAAAGACTATAAAGAAACGCGAATTGACAGTAAAAGAAGAACAAACTTTTGCAAGACAATTAAAAGATATTCAAACCAGTGAAGGCTATAAGCAAAACGTAGAAAAACTACGCGGGCAAAGCTCCACGCTTAATAAGTTGGCTGCATTGACCACAGAGATTGCTAAACGTCCAGACGGACGGATTAAACCGCAGGATCGGGTACAGCTTGCTAAACTAGCAATCAACGCTATCGAACCAGGGTTAAGTGTAAACGAAGGCGAAGCCGCGCAAGCTTTGATACCAGATAGTGCTTGGTGGAATAGCAGGCCTGGTCGAATTGTGGCGGATGTTTTTGGACGGAATGAAATTCCAGTTGATAGCTTAGACGCGCTCCTAAAAACTACAGGTGCTTATGTCAAAGCTCAGCAGAATGCCGCAACTGATTATTTAGAGAATGAGGTTAGACCAACCTATAGCAATTTTCTACAAGGGGAAAAGCTAATTGGGGCAGTACAGCGGGCAATCCCTGAAACGGATCCGTTTGAAATTGTAAACAATGCTTTAGGCGCAATTAATAAAGCAAAAGGTATAAAGGTCGCGCCACGAGGTTATATCAAAAAAGGAAGTGAGTCCGCTTCCCCTGAAGCTTCTGCACCAATCACAAAAACCCCAAATTTAATGGGATACGTGAATGGTCGTCCTGTAATCGGCATCGTGAGACGATAGGTATACTATGGCAGATTTTTATGAAGTGCTTAACGAGGACGGAACCACAGAATTGGTGCCAGTCGAGGGTAATCAATTACAGAGCGGCGAGGAGGCTCGCGCATGGTGGCAATTTGCGCCAACGGATACACCAAGTGTTGCATTAAACAAACTAGGTGCAGCGGGATTGCAGGGCTTGCCGTTTGGTGAAGAACTTGCCGCAAGAGCCGATGTCTTAGGCCAAAAGATTGGTAGTTTACTCGGTGGTTCCCCCGCTGAAATGGACGTGGCAAGCCAGGAACAAAGCTACAGAGAACAAGCAAAGGAAGCCGAACGCGAGGCATACGGAAAAGCGATAGCCGGACAAGTCCTTGCAAACGTCCCCAGTTTAGCTGGCGGGTTAGTTGCGGCCGGTGCAAAAAAAGCGGGGAGTTATATTCCAACAATCGGGCAAATGATTCTCGAACGGCCTTACGTTTCTGGCGCACTTGGTGGAGCTATTACAGGTGCAGGATTAGCAGAACCTAGCGACGATGCGTCTTTATTAGATTCTGTCAGTCAAAGACTCCCCAGTGCCGTATTTGGCGCGGGAGTTGGCGCAGCTGCTCCTGCTGTTGTCGGCGCAGCCTTAAACACAGCAGGATATATTGCCAAAACTCGACCAGCACAAGCTCTTTTAGAAGCTGGTCAAGATGTATTATCACCAATCATTACAGCATTAAAAGGCGCAACTCCCGAAACGGCAGAACAAGCGCAAGAACTAATACGGCAGCAGATGGGAGCGGTTGGTAATTTACCGACCAAAGGGAAAGCCGGACTTACGACAATGGAAAAAGCCACAGCGCAACAGCTAGCCAAGCGTGGGTTTGACCCAGAACAAGCCTTAAAAGCTCAACAGGAAGCAATAGCTGGGGGGCGACCGGAACAATTGTTATTTGAATCTGAATACTTTCCGACGCAAAAAACTGGAGCGATGGACCTAGCGGATATCCTTGCACAACGCCCAGCCGGAGCCCCAATTGCAAGCGAAGCTTTAATGGGCCGTATAGGGAAGAAAGGGTTTGAAGGCGAGCAGGAAGTAATGAGGGGCCGGATTGGTAAAATTCTCGATAAGATATCCCCAGAAACCCAATTTGAGATTGGAGCTGACCAAGGGCAGAAGGCTCTTAAAAGCTTCAAAGAAAGCGTAGATGCAGAGGTACAAGCAAGAGGCGGCGGGGCTTATCTTGAAATGTTTAAGGGCGAGCCGAGTGAACGCTTAACGAAGCTAATGGATGAACGCCAAGCAAAAGAATATTTTAAAGATATTATTACTCCAGCTTTCCCGGGAGATAGGTACTCACAAGAATCAGCGAAGAAATTTGTAAGCCATTTAAAATTTATTGAAAGAACAAAAGACCCATCAATTGCCGGAGCTAAAGACATAAAGTTAGCAAAACGACTGCGGATGGCGATTGAGGACGAACTAGAAGCATTGAACCCTGGCTATAAAGCAGCTGATGCCCAATATCGCGCATTATTTGAAGAGATTAGTGGGTTATCCGAACCGGAACGATTGAGAGTTGAAAATTTGATACTTCAATCTCCCGACAAGGTGGGTTCTACTCTTTTAAACTCTACTACATCACCCCAATTTGTTGATAAAATATCGAAAGCAGTAGGAAGCAGATTAGGCGAAGAAGGGAAGCGAGGTCTAGCTTCCGCATTAAGAGTCGAGCTTGAGCGAAAAGGCGGAGAAAAGGGCGGAACTGAACTAGTGAAGGCTATTCGCCGAGGTCCAGCTACTCGTAAGAAAATAGGCGCAGTTGTTGGTGAAGAAGCCTCTCAATCTATCCGCCAAGGGCTTGATCAAGAAGTCCAGATGTTAGAAAGCGCGGGGAAAATTCTTCGCGGTAGTCGTACAGGAGCTCGGGCTATAAACGATAAGGAACTGACGACGCTAACTCAAGCTATTTACGATACGGTAACAAATTTTCCACGAAAAATGGCAAGCCTATTCATGGAATCGCAAGGGGGTACATTAGGGCTTGATGATGCAGCAATAAGAGAGATGAGCAATATCATTTACAGCAGCGGGCCAGAAGCCGCTCAAATGATTCAAAAGCTATCTCCATACATCAAGCGACTCACAAACAATCAAAAAGGCGTTGATACTTTAATTGAGATCTTAAAACCACAATCGAGCGTTGTGTCAAAAGTGGCTAGCAGAACTGCAACGGAGGAATAATCATATGTGGAGTGGCGGAACCTATACAAAGAGCAATGCAGGAACAGGCGGCTGGACTGGCGACGCGGTGGCTGGAATTGCGATTGATGCAACACGCCACGATACCCAAGACAACGACTTTGCGGCGGGTATCAACCAGTGCCTAACGAAAGACGGGCAAAACAGTTGCACTGCGGATCTTAACTTTGGCGGGTTCAGACCGTCGAACGTAGCCGGAGGGAGTGCCGCTGCACCAGCTTATACCGCAAACAACGACACCGACACAGGCGCGTTTAGTCCTGCGGCGAATGCTTATGCGATTGCTACGGGTGGGGTTGAAAGGGTTAGGGTTGATTCTTCTGGACGTGTTGGGATTGGTGCGCTAAGTCCGCTGACACCGTTAAATGTGTCTGGTCAAGCAAATGATACAGATGGGTCTGGGTCATCGCAAGGCCAAGTAATTATCCAAGACAGTGATAATGCGGTCAGCGGCTTAGTTCTTGGCTATCGCTATCAAGTGGCCGTGGCTGAATACGCACGTATTCAAACAATTCTTGGAACCGCGTTAGCAATTCAAGCGGGGGGCGGCAATGTAGGCATCGGCCTATCAAACCCTGCCTATAGACTCCAACTTTCTGCCGATTCCGCTGCAAAACCAACTACTAACACTTGGACGATTGCCTCTGATGCTAGGATTAAAACAAACGTTCAAGACTACACTAAAGGGCTTGAGGCGATTAAACAGGTTAGGCCAGTCACGTATGATTACAACGGCTGCGGCGGATTCCCTGCGGGAGATGGTGGAATCTCCATAATCGCTCAAGAAATTCAATCTATTTTCCCTGAATGCGTTGGACACTTTTCGGCAAAACTTCACCCCGAAGATGCTGAAGAGACTCAGATCCTTAACTATAATGGCCATGCTGTTACTTTTGCGTTGATTAACGCCGTCAAAGAATTAGCGGCGAAAGTCGAAGCATTGGAGGCTAGAATCGCAGTGTTAGAGGGGGCATAAATGACGGAAGAAGAGCGAATCAATCTTTGCGATGTTGTCGAGCACCTTCGGACTCAAACTGAAGCGATTGTAGAGCTAACGCGGAATGTGACCGCTCTTTCCACTTTGCCCACGAGTTTGACTATGCAAGCTCAAAGCGTTGCTGAGATTCGCTCGGATTTGGCCGCTATCGAGACTCGCCAGAGCGCGTTAATATCGCAGATAACGTCACTCACAACACAAGCGATTCAGAGCCATCGGCCAGCTCACTTGATACAAGTCGGGGGGTTTACGCTTGCCGTGACGCTCTTAATTCTTAACCTATTAGGCTATAGCGCAGGGATGAAGAATGGCCGATTTGAAATCGTTAGAGAACACGCCGTTGATGAAGATGCTCATTCGAGATGAGGGGTTCCACAATCGAATGTACACCTGCCCGCGGGGGAAGCTTACCATCGGCGTGGGCTTTAATTTAGAAGCAAACGGCCTTTGTGATCAAGCTATTTTTGTTCAGCTGAGACACGATATCGCGAAATCCCAAGGCTCTGCCGAGAAAGTGGTTGGTCCAGTTTGGGGCGACATGGACGAGGTGAGGCAAGATGTCCTAACCAGCATGGTCTTTCAGATGGGGGCAGGAGGCTTTGCTAAGTTTGCGGATACCCTTGCAGCGGTCCGAGAAAAAAAGTGGGCAGAGGCCGCGGACCATATGTTAAACTCAAGGTGGGCAAAGCAGACAGGGAAACGAGCCCGACGATTGGCTGAAATGATGAGGACGGGGGTATATGTCAGATAGCAAAACAAACGCAGTAGCAAACGCTAGTTTCGCGTCAAGCGCGGGGCTCTTGTCTCTTGCTCAGACAATTGACCTACCCGCAAACCTTACTGGAGTCGGTGAGCCGATTGGGTTAGTCCTAGCACTTATCGGCACTGTGCTGAAATTGGTTCAGTTTTTTCAAGAAAAAAAATAAGGAGGCTTTATGGCTTGTGGTGGAAAGAAAGGCGGTAAGAAAGGCGGCAAGGGTGGCAAAAAGTAACTTTCCCCTACCCTCTCCTGCCCCCTACTGGCTAGGATTTGGTCAAAAAGTGGGTGGAGAGGGCCCCCCGAGAGGTGAGGGGAGGGGTTTTGGAGGCAAACGCGATGAAAAAACTGATTCCTCTCATACTTCTTACCGCTTGTTCGGCAGAGCATCTGAAAGTGGCCGAACAGGTCTTGAGTGCGATACAACGTCACTCCAAGAGTTCTGCCGAGCAATCGGTTGTACCGAGTCCCACGCCGACGATAGAGCCCCTAGTTACCCCGACAGCGGCACCAACTGCAACCCCGACACCGATTGTACTCGTTGAAGATAAAGAGCCCACAGCGGTCAAATGTGGGGCTCGGAACCCTAATGACGGACCTAAGCGCGGGTTCGTCTGGAAGCCGAACTCTGATACTCAACGGTGGGCGGTTGCGATTCTTCCTAATGACCTGGGGCCGGAGCTAGAGTGTAGCTTCGCCGGACTGCCTGCCCGACATAAGGGGGCTCACCACGACGAGATCGGGACAGCTGGAACGAGGCAGGTCCATATCCTTGATGGTTGGACTGGGGAACGCCTTGAGAAAAAACATGGAAAGATTGTAGTCCGATGCGGGTGCGTGCATTGGTCTATTCCTCGACCATCAAAGCGAGTTGACTAGTTTGTGTCTCTTCCGAAGCGGCCTTTCTTCGTTCCATTTTTCCATTAGCTCTCCAATTGTTTCCCACGAAACGTTCGCTTCTCGCTTCATTGCAATCAGATAGCGAATCGGAAGCAACCGCACGCCTTCCGTTTCGTACTCATGCACAACGCTGATCGGAATCCCTCCAGCTTGCGAAGCCTCCGTTATTGTCATCTCGCAGAAGCTGCGAAGCGTGTAGAGAAAGTTTCGTTTTTCATCCTTTTTCATGTTGACCTCATCTTTCGGAATTGCGAAACTCACTCTACCCCATGAAGTTACGGGGTGCAACACAAAAACAAAGAGGTGAAGATGAGAAAGAGCAAACGATTCTATATTGATGGATTCCGAGAGATCCAAGCCTACGTCCGGCGGTCGGTGCCTGATTTAAGACGGCTTAAGATGTTAAGCGAGCAACTCCGCGAACTGAAGTTCTATAACCCTAAGTTTAGCGGGCCAGAGATTCTTGGGGCATACCTCGCATTAGATCGGCAAGAATGGAGCTTAGTCGATGAGTACAAAGCTGAGGGCTTTGACTTCGATATTTACGCTAACTCTGATGAAATGTTTATTTGAAAAAGGAACACGATGACGAACAACCTACCCGCATTAAGTATGAAAGACGTTGAAACGATGGCTAACGTCGTCTGTAAGAGCGGCCTATTCGGTGTGAAAGATCCAACTCAGGCCATGGCACTGATGCTGCTCTGCCAAGCTGAAGGACTCCACCCAATGGTAGCTTGCCGCCAATATCACGTGATACAGGGCCGCGCTGCGATGACCTCGCAGACCATGATGAGCAAGTTTCTTGCAGGTGGTGGCAAGCAGGAAATTCATAGCCTCAGCGAAAAAGAGGCGGACATAACTCTCTCGCACCCCGCTGGCGGCTCGGCACGAGTCAAGTGGACGTTTGAACAGGCGACAAAAGCCGGACTCACGAACAAGGACAACTGGAAGAACCATCCTCGCAGCATGCTACTTCGCAGGGCTCAGAGCGAAGCGGTACGGGCGGTGGCTCCTTTCGTTCTGGAAGGCATCCCGACAGCTGATGAAGCTGAAGAGATTGAGCCGATGAACCCAACGCTTCCACTGCGTCCTGATGTTGTGATTGAAGCGATGAGACCAGACCCCGTCTATTCCGAGTTTGTACTAGATAAAACTTGGGACCGAGACACCAAGGCAAAGGTAGCTCGGAAAGTTACGGAACTCAAAGGCATCGTTGACAAGACAGGCATCGCTAAGATTCCTGAAGAGTCTATCGCAGCGTTCGATGAGTACTTGGCGGGCGTGATGCGGTCACAAGACCCAACGGAAGCCGAGATTGAAGCGGCGTTCGATACCTTCCAAGGCTAAACACAAGGGGACTCCGGTCCCCATTAAAAGGGAAACACGATGATATACGAAATTGAGCAGCAAATAGAGGAGCTACTTTTAGAGTCCGAAGGCGAGATTACTGAAGTGGTAGAACGGCTACTCGAGGATAAAGAAAAGGCGGAGAAATGGCTGCACGGAGTTACACGCGCGTACCTGAATGAAGTAGCGCGGTTGGAAGGGCTAAGCCACGAAATCGCTCGACTCAACCAACTGAAGGCCGACACCGCTAAACGCATTGAACGCCTCAAAGACTCTGCCGGACGATTAACTGGTGGTCAAAAGGCTGATCTTGGGTACGCAAAAATTAGTTTCAGAGCCTCGGAAGCTTTAGAGATTGAGCAGGGATTTGAAGAGAAGATTCCCGACGATTATCTTGTCCCGAAATGGCACGCGGATAAGCAGAAGCTTAAGGCAGCATTGAAAGCGGGGGCGGAGGTGCCGCACTGTAAGCTAGTTCAACGACAAAACGTAATAATCAAATAAGGAGAAACAACATGACATACAAAAAAGTACTAATACGTTCAGCAAATTCCGGCGTTCACTTCGGCGAACTCGCAGACAAACAAGGCGATGAGGTCACCCTGCTCAATTCCCGTCGAGTATGGGCATGGGCGGGTGCTTGTTCGCTCTCTCAGATGGCGGTCGAAGGCGTGAAAAAATCGGACGAGTGCAAGTTTTCGGTTATCGTCCCAGAGATAACCATCTTGGGCGTGTGCGAAATTATCCCGTTAACTCCTGAAGCTGTTCAAAACCTTTACGGAGTGCCTGAATGGAAAATCTAAGCGATGGCTCTGGCTCTGGCTTTGGCTCTGGCTGGGGCTCTGGCTCTGGCTTTGGCTCTGGCTCTGGCTTTGGCTGGGGCTCTGGCTTCGGCTGGGGCGATGGCTCTGGCGATGGCTCTGGCGATGGGAATGAAGGTGAAGCATGAAGGAAATGGAAAATCTAAAAGATACTCTTTGCTTTGGCGACGGACGCGCTGCTGATTATCAATCAGGTGTCGGGGCAAGCTCAGGGTTTGGCTATGGATGGGGTACGAGCCTTGGGCATGGCTATTCCGGTAACGGAACGGGCTTTGGCTTTGGTGATTACCGCGCCTTTGGCGATGGCGCATCCAATTCGGACGGAACGGGCCACGGGTTCGGACCTGCGGACGGCAGCTGTCACTCAGATGGAATAGACAAGCTTGAGGAATAAACAAAAACCCTCCGGATCTTATTCAAGATCTGGAGGGTCAAAAAAGAAACACAAGCCAAGTCTAAGCTATCCCGCAATAATCATCAATCCATCGGATAGCCTCATCTACGCCATAACAAACCTTGACTCGGTACCCTTGGTCTTCTAGCAGGTTCAGCCAAAACTTCTGAACGTCGCTGAGCTTGCCTTTCGGTTTTTTCATTTCGATGAAAAGGCCGCCGTACTTGCTGTTTACAATCGGCACAAAAAGGTCTGGGACTCCTGACTTTACGCCTTCCTTTTTAAGTTTAACCGCCACGGCTACGTGCCTGTCTCCCCCATTCGGGATGGCGAACACGGGAATGCCTTTTAACGCACAATAATCAACAACCGCACACTGGATCTGGTGTTCACTCAGGTCCAGAATCGCGGTCATAGAACCCGAAGCCTTCTTGTTTTTCTTCATTGCGTACCCACTTGTTGTCAGAGATTTTAGTGAACCCGTCTTGAGATGGTTTAGGCGGCTCTAGAAGGACGCTAGGCGACACGTCAAGCACTTCCTTACCTACGACACCCACGCTTTTAAGGAGCTTAACCTGATGCCGCAGGAGCTCTCTACAAGCGGGGTCAAGATGCGCTCTATCCGCCATCGCAATTACCAATTTGTGATGCAATTCTAGTTGAGCCTGAGAGATATCAGACCACGGCATCCCACCGAACCTATCTTCTCGCGTCTTGTATCCCCACGCGCCGATAGCCACACCCAAAAGGGTCAAAAAAATGATGATGATATTCATTGTATGAGCCTCTTTGCCCACCAAGAGCGCACGGGTAGAATTTTTATCACGCCAGTATCAAGCTCGTTTTGGCTTTCTTTGACGAGGGTTTCGAGCTTCTTGAAATGCCCTACGGCAATGGACTCCGAGAACCCGCACCGTTCTTCGAGAATCTCGCGCATAAAGTCGATGTGAAGGAGAAAATCTCTAATTGCCCTCTGCCTAATTCGCAGGGGATGGTCGAGTGGGGCGCGAAGGTCCAACACTAATCGCTCGATGACACCGCACCAGAGGCTATGCTCCTGAATGCGGTCTGCTTCATCGTCGGTGTAAGGGATGAGGTGTTTTATCTCCATCTCGCGCCCCTGTTTTATTAATAGTCGACGGGCTCACCGAAGCAATCTTTATGTTTTGCCCACCCCGGAGTCACGCATCTGTCATCTTCTTCGACGCAGCCGAGAATCATGACTGTAATCCAAACGAGGGCGCACATCGCAATCCAGCCAATATCCGCCATGCCGGACTGTTTGCCGCCTTTGATAACTTTGAGGTCAGGACGGCTAGCAATGCCCTCTTTTTGGTCCATGATCGCACGCATAAGCTTACTCATTTGACCATCCGTGATGCGCTTCTCTTCTTTCGTACCGTCACTGTAAAACTTAATTTGGTACAGTTCGCCTTTTCTTATTTCTGTTTTGCAATCAACGATTTTTTTCATGTGTGTTTCTCTCTCTTTTTTGTGTGTTTTACATCTCTAACAACTTTATCTCCATCTCGTACTGCTCTATCTCTTTTTTGATGCGTCGCTTTGTGTCATCGATTCTCAACAACGCACGCATCCAATCATCTTTCGCTTTTTCCTCTTCGTCCAGAGGTTTTTTCATCAACAAGCGTTCTTCTCTTCGCGCCCATTCTGCGAGTTCAAACTGCATCTCGCGGATGGCGCGTTGCTTCCTTATTAACAACGCGGCCCCTGGTATCATTGCGGCCTCCCGACAGTCTCTACCCATTTTCTTTGCTTTTCTGCATACCGATTTAGCGGCCATTTTAGATCTAATCCTTCCCCTAAATCGCCTAGTCTTTCCTCCACTTTATAGATGGTTCGCGCTAGGAATAGCTGTTCATTCTTCAGTTTGTCATAGCGTTTTATCGCGTCTTGGTTGTTATCCTCGACCGCTCTTAAGAGTTTGTTCATGTTGAGTGAGTTCCTCTGAAGGTCGGCATAAGACTTTTTGAGTAGACTTTTTAGGTCTCTTGCTTCTATTTTTAACTGCTGCTTTTCAGATAAATCTTCCATTATTCCCCCAAATTAAAACGGTAAAAACTCGTCATCATTCGGATGTGCTTTCGCTGGTGGTGCAATCTCAGTGATGTCAGTCACTCGCGCATCTCCGAACACCTTTCCGTTGTGCTCTTTGCCGCCTAGTTTGCCTTTAATCTCAACGATTGCCCCAATTCTAGCGTGTTTCGCGAGCTCTCCGTCGATTGTGAGGATGGCAAAATTCTGCCCGAATTTGGTCAAGTCTAGGTCTATTCTCATCTTCGACAGCGAGCGTCCATCCTTGCTCCAAAACTCTTCCACTGATTTAACTTCGCCGCGTACTCGAATCATGTTTATTACTGATGTGTCTGTCATTTTTTGTCTCCTATCGTTTAATCGTTTAATCGATAACTTTTTAATCTGATATCTCTGTTACCGTTTTTAGGTACTCCTCCAACCGCGTTGTTAACTCCTTTGCAAATTCTTTTTGCACTTCGTGAAACGACGATTCTTCCTTGCTCATAATTTGTAAAAGCAAACGAATGCTCATAAAAAGCTCTATCAGGTCTTTACTCATTACCATTTCTATTCCCCTTTTTCATTTCGTCCAATCAACAGCAACTAATTCCGGTCCCCAAATGTCCGAAAAATTAAGGTCGGTTTTCGGTTTTTCTCGCAACAGCTTCAGCGTTTCCCGAGCGATTACAACTAGGCGGATATCGTCTTTGTCTATCGCTTCGCTCAAGAGGCTTTCCACTGCTTTGAGTATGTACTTTTCTTCGTGCGCTCGGTACGCCTCTATATGACGTGTTGCCTCTTCCTGAAACTTTCGCCTGCCGAGATGCCAAGCGTTTTTTTGATTAATTGATTCTGCGCTCTCTTCGATTAGTTGTTTCGCTCTATCATCGTCTATCATTTCTACCATCCTCCTTTTTTTGGTTGTGGTTCTATTTTTATCTCTCCAACGAAACGGTAAATCGCCCCTTGGAAATCTAATGCAAACTTGGCCGTCTCTCCGTGGCGGGCCTTGGTTATCGACACGTGCGTAACGCGCTTGTCATCCTCCTGCTGTGAAAGAAATTGAACAAAATCGGCCTCTCTCCCCCAAGCGTCAGAGTCGGCGATATATGCCGTGTCAATCTCTTTGTTGTTTTTTTCCGTTGAAGCTGCTCGGTTAAGCTGGGCGAGTGCGATGACCACGCCTTTGCCTTTGTGTGCTTCTGTTTTTAGGCTAATAGCTAAATCCTCCATCTCCTCACGGCGGCTGTTAAACTTACCTCCTCGGACCTTCCCCACGTAGTCCACAATGACCACCTTAAAGCCTCTCATAAAAGCTCGGCGCACCGAATTACAGAGCTGTTCTCCGGTAACTTTTCTCGGCATCTCCTCAACGTTTATCCCACGGCCTGCCCATTTTTCATTTTCCGTGGTCATTTTTTGCTCGTCCCATTCATCAAGCTCTTGGACGCGCAACTCTCGGTGATTGATTCCCGTTTCTTGGGATGACATCCGGCCACCTAGCTCTTCGATATCCATCTCAGCGGTAATGTAGAGAACCTTAGTGCCAAGCTTTGCCGATTCTTGCGCTACTTGCAGAGCCCATGCTGTTTTCCCGTGTCCGTTCCGTGCCGCGATGACTAGAAGCTCACCAGCAAGAACGTTCCGCAAATGGTAGTCTTGAACCGGAACGTTTAAGGCAAGCCGAACGGGGTCGCCCTTCGGAGCTTTTTTTTGAGCTATAAACCGTTTGACCGCTTCGTGTCGGGTTACGCTCTTGTCTTCTTTGTTTTCGAGCAAGCGCGCTGCGATATCATTGTGAAGGTTTGCAACTGCCGTCTTGTCCCAACCCTTTGCCAAAATGTTTTCAATCTCGCGAATCTGTGACAGGTGCCATGACCTCTCGTTCGCCGCCATTAATTCTCTCGCGCATACCTTCGCTAGGGAAGGGGCCTGAGATTGCCGATACACCTCAGAGGTCACCTTGATGAAGGCATCAATTCCGCCCTGAACCTCTTTTAAAGCCGCCGGCATATCCTCCTCTGGTACAAGTGCCCCAATTAGGCTCCAGATTGCCCGTAGAGCGGGGTCTAGGAACGAACTAGGGATTACCCCTAGGGCCATGGCTTCGGCGTAACCACGGTCATCCTGGAGGCTGTATGCAACTAGTTGGGTTTCAAGGTCGATGCGGGTGGTCATTCTGAGGTCTCCGGTAGGTCTATGGTTTCAATGGCAAGCAGGATTTTCACCACCACCTAAATTTTTTTCTTTCAATTTTTTCTAGTGCGGCTGAGATTTTCAAATAAATGTCAAACTCTTTTTGTACTGACTTAACCAGCTCGTGAGTCGTTTCATGAAATTGCATCCAGCAATATGCTTGTGCCTCAAATCCCCCGTCTGATTTAAACCAAAATCTCATTTCTCTCTCTGGTCCCTCCGGCAACGGCATTGATTTAAAAAGAAGTTCAATTGAATGCATCTTTATTTCGGCGCTTGGTTGTTTTCGGAAATAAAGATACGAATCGGGCTCTTTCCAAAAACTTTCAACCAGATTCAATGTTGTCAGTCCAAAGGCTTGCCAATGGAGACCAAGAAATTCCCATTTTATTTTTTTAAACCCTTCGTGTGTTTTATCGCTTTTTTCATATAGCTCTCTTGCCCAATCGTCGTAACTTTTCATTTTTCCCCTATATGGTGTTAAACGTTTGTTTCATCTTTCGAATGTAGATTTTTTTGATGTCTTTCAGGATGAAGGTCCGGCCACTGCCCTCAGCCTTATTTTTGAACGTCTGCTTATCGTCGATTCCGTTCGCGCCCATGTATTCGGTTAGAGAATCTCGTAACAACGGGTTGCTTCTTCCAGCCTCTACCCAATCGCCATCTTCGCTCATGCATACGAAGAGCTTGTTTACCGCCTCGTCAGCTACTTCGTCGAGGTCTTGATATTTTATTGGCCAGAGCCCGTCATAATTACTTGAAATGGATCTTTGAACCACGACCGGCAACCCGTGACCGTATTTTGTGATCTCACGTAAAAGGGTACGAACCTTGATCGGGTTTTTGATCAACTGCTTGTGCTCAAACCATCGCTTGGCCGCCGCCTTTACCTCGTCCGGTACTTCCAATGCATCGACCGCATCAATCGGAAGGTCCGGCTTCTTCGGTTTTTGCGCCTTGGGGGGGGCCGCCGGAATTGGGGGGGCTTCGTGGATCTCAAGAGGCTCTTTAATAGGTTCGAGGTCTATTAAAGAATCCTTTAATTCAGTTTCATTGGGTAGAGGAGCGTCAGCGACGACTCTTTCAGTTACTTTTTCTTTATTTAGTTTATTACTATTTGTGTCACCGTGGGTGACTAGGGTAGTCACTGTGGGTGACAAGGGTAGTCCCTCTAGGTGACAAGGGTAGTCACCGTGGGTGACAAGGTCTATATGTGATGTGGCTAAGGTAGTCACCGTGGGTGACAAGGTCGGAAAGCTGTCGGCTATCCATAAGCGCCGTGGTGTCATCCCATTCGCTAGTCGAGTTACATCTTTTCTCAGGAGGCCTGCTGTCACCATTTCGTTGATTGCAGCATTTACTTTTTGCCGAGACCATTGGAACGCCTCGCCTAGTTGGGTATCTGTTGCCCAACATTCGCCACCAGCTCGGGTAAACGTAGCTACAACGCCAAGGATATTTTTTTTTAGGAGAGGAATCGACAACGCTCCGATTTCTGGTGGAATAAACCAGTACGTTATTTTTGAATCGTGGATTTGCACGCGATTGTTGCGTTTTTCGTCCTTGTCGGACACGGTCGGAAGGGGTATTCTTGGATTCATGGCACCTCTAGTCATGTAGGGGAAGCTTACTGATGCTGGTGGAGTTTGCCGCTCCTCAGCATCGGGCCTTCACGGCCTGAGCCCCGTCAACTAGCGGGCATGTAATGACGGTACACCAGAGGTGGCGTACCGGAAAGAGGTTTTTTTATCGGCGATTTAGGTCGTCAAAAAGCCCCGCCACGACCAGCATTAAAAAGAACGCTAAGAGTAAGCCGAAGACTGTTCCAACGGCTACGTTTAGAATTAGGTTCCAATCAAGCCCCAAAGTTTTAGTAAGATTGATTCCGCTCATTGTGTCTCCTTATTTTTTTAGCTTATCCCGTTGAACGGTCTTGGCTTTCTTGGTCTGCCTACACGTCTGTTCGGGTTAGCCTCTCGGTTCGCCCGCTTCCTCAAGTTCTCTAGCCTCACCGCTTCCGCTAGTTTTTTCCGCTCCTCGATCTCCTCTAGGCGATACATCAAAGACCGACAGCCTGATTCGATATATCTGAAAATTGCTTGCTCAATAACTTGAAACCGGCTCATTCCTGTTTCGACCATCATTTTTTCAACCCTGTCAGTCAGATCCTTCGGCCGTTGCGCTATCCGTAGCAGTGTCGCCCCCTTCCGTATCCCCATTGTGTTCCTCCTTTTTTTCGTTCTCCTCAAGCCATTTTTTTGCGCGCTCAAGAGCCGCCTCTCTCTTATTTTTTTTCTGGTTGGGGGTTAGTAACCCTAGGATTTTTGCCCTCATTTTTTCCGCCCGATTCTTCGCCGTGCTTACTTGCTTGCCCTCAAAAAACTCAATTCGGTCACTAAAGGGGTGCTGAGAACATCGGAACTTGAGGTAATACTCTAAGGCGTGAAGTATAAAAACGGCCTCAGGTACGTGAAACTTTTCCGATCCTCTGCGTACGGCTTCGCGAATCGCGGGCCTCATCACTACATCGTAGGGGTCTTTAGTTGGCATTGTATGGTGTCCTTTTTTAGGGGGGATTGCTCCCCCTTTTTTAATTATCGTCCGAACTTCTCAAAATCATCCATCGTCAATTTGCCTACCCAAACAAGGCGACCACAATTCTCCTCGTCGGGCTCTTCGCAATACCAGTATCTACGCTCACAGTTTAGCTCAGGATATTTTTTTTCTGGATCCGTCCAATGCCCGCCAACTTTCGCCATGCTTTCCAGCGTTTTTCCGAAATGGTGGCCACGGCTTCCGAAATGGTGCTCGAATACCCTCATTCGTTTAGCGCGCTTAATTGGGGTTTCTGCTGTCATTTTCATTGTGTTCCTCATTTTTTTTTGTGGGGGATTACTCCCCCGTTGGTGTTTAATGGTTAAAAGATTCGGGATGAAGGCTTGGAAATTGGGGAAGCCATCCTTTTTTGTAATCAATGTGTTGCCAAACCATCAAACGAAATAGCTCTTTTTTATCTTCGGAGAGATTCTGCAATCTATGTTTCAGTACCCAATTTATCTCGGCATCAACACCGTAAGCGTCGGATTTGATGTAATCCAATTCCATCTCGAATTCTGCATCACTGCTGAAATTGTCTCTCGATGGAGTCATCGTAGCTGGTAGATGCCTTACGGCCTTAGTTTCTAAAATATCCTGCAATAAATGTTTAATTAATTCTTCGTTTCCCATTGTGTGGTTCCTTTTTTGTGGTGTGGCAGTATCAACCGTCTCAGTTGATAAGATGATAATATAATCAGGCCTTGCTATCGTCAAGGATAATCACAAAAATAATTGAAAAAAGTTAAAATAACCTAAACTCCCGAAACCACTACCAAAACTTTAATCTTGAATAAAGGACTCAAGATTAAACTCGAAAAAAAATGTTGTTTCGGATGTTGACATTGAGATACTTTGAGGGGGGAAGGGGGGTGCTAACACGAGTATAGCGATTGTCTCAAACGAGTCGAACGTAGATCGGCGAAGTGAAGAGACAAGAGCGCATTAGCAAGCATCAAGCACAAGTCATAGAGCGAGTATGGTGAGGAGTTAACGGCACGTTGACGACGATACGATACGAGCTCGTAGGTGAGTAGATAGAGAGGTTAGATAGGTGGTTAGTTAGATAGTGGATCGGTGTGGTTAGTAGGGTGAGGTTAGGGACTACGTAGTAAGACTGTAATGTTACGTAGTAGAGTGTAATGAGGTTGGTGGGATGGTAAGGCTGCGAAAACCAGAGAGGTTACTATGACAATTAGATTGAGACTGGAACACTTGGTCCCTGAGGCTATCGACGCTCTCCGCGATGTGCTCAAAGACGGGACGGCAAGAGACAAGGTGGCCGCTGCTAAAGAGGTACTCAGTTGGGTGTACGGCGACCGCGAAACCGTTCGACACGTAGATATACAGCTGTGCGCAGTAGCTCCGGAAGCAATAACCCTTGACGAGATACGCGCTGAGTCGGAAAGGCGCAGGATAGAATCCTCTTCTCCGAGTCTAATGTCCGATAATCACCAATTATCGGTCCCTAGAAAACTTCGCACGAGTGATGACCTGTTTGATGCAATCGCTAGCATCCGTCCCGACTCCGAGCCCCAATAGTTTTGATTTCGGGCTCTTTCCCGCCGATTTGACCCCCCCCCCACCCTCCGCCTCCGGATGCAAAACGGCAGGGGGTTCCAGCCCGCTGGGGAGACGGGCGTCGTAAGCCACCCCCCGTCCCCAGCTCAATTAACCAAGCTTTTCCTGTGCTCTTTTCTGCTGCTTTCTATCGGCTTCGCATCTCTTACAGTACCGTCCATTTGCTTGCTTCCCTGTATTCTTTTCATCGAACGGGTGCCCTCTTTTACAGTGGGTTAGGTCCCGATGAACGCTGCCAACGTCAAACCGGAGATGTTTTGTTTTTGCATACATAAAAGCGTCTAATCGGCCTTTATTCTTTGAATCGTTCATGTTTTCTTTATGTGTTCCAACCCAAAGATGCTCTGGGTTCACGCAACTAGGGTTATCGCAATGGTGGCAGACTTCTAACCCGTCTATTTCTTGTCCAGTGGCGATTAAGTAACTAGCTCGATGAGTCATAATTTTCTGGGTTAAGGGTGACGGTAAGCGAATTGCCCCATATCCTCCGACCGTTTGGCTCCCAGTCCATAACCAGCACCCGTCTTTGGTTTTATTAACTTTTGACCAGAATCGTTTAAGGAACTTTCCGTCTTTGATGGCGGTTTGAATATTCATAGGTTCTCCGATGATAGGTTATAGGTTTAATCTAGGTTTGTCCGATAATCTGTTCAATATAGAAATTACCCCCCCCCTCGTCTCTAAACGAATTTCCCATCAAGCCCCCAATCCCCCCTACCCAAAAATACCCAGGACCGCTCCTTCTAAAGCCACCCCTTCCACCTATCAAGCATTCCTTGACAACTCCTTTCCCCAGCCCTTAAGAATCTTTTAACAACTGACCCCCCCCGGGGACCCCACCCCCCATCAACCCCCTAAAGAGTCTCATCCACCCCCCTTTCTAAAGCCCCTCTACCTCCTTTTAGCCCCTATCCGAATCCCCCAATACCTGTGCTATCCTGTATCCATCACCATTGCACTACAGGCCATTTACGGGGCTCTATGGACGGAAGCAGCGAGATATTAAAACGGGCCTCAAAGTTAGTATGGTTCCCACAGAAGGGGCCTCAAGAAGACCTCCTAAAATACAGGAGCGTGCCTGAGATACTGTTCGGAGGAGCGCGCGGAGGCGGAAAAGGCCTGAAACTTTCTACAGAGGTTTTAACTACTTACGGGTGGTCTACTGTCGGCGATCTCAAAGTTGGGGATGTGATTTTTGATGCTGATGGCAAGCCAACTACCGTGACTTTTAAGAGCGAGCCGACTTTAAGGCAGTGCTATCTATTGACGTTTGACAATGGCCAGCAAATTGTCGCCGACGATGTGCATCGCTGGATTACCTATTCAAAAGCTGAGCGAGTTTCTAACTATAAATGCACTGACGAATACCGTGCAAAGCGAAGAGAAAACCGTCCGTCTAGGGCTAAAAGTGACCCTAAGAATGTGGGGAGCCAAAAAAAGGTTACCGAGCTAAATAGGGCGCGAGAATACCAGTACAAAGAGCCAAGTACTGGAACAATGCGGGACACGCAGGAGCTTTTTGAGACGTTAAAAGTTCAAAACGGGCGAGAAGTAAATCATGCAATTAAGTTAGCTGGAACCGTTGACCAGCCGGAGAGAGATTTGCCAATTCCTCCCTACGTGTTAGGGGTTTGGTTAGGTGATGGGAGTTCAGATAGTGGAGTCATTGCAATTGGTGATCAAGATGCACGAGACATGACTCGGGAATTGCATTATTACGGGTATAAGTCACGGCGATACGATAATGATATTGAATACAAAATATGGAGGGACATCCCTTTCATTACCGAGTTAAAACGATTAGGCGTCGCGGGGAATAAGCATATCCCTGAACAATATCTTCATTCATCGCCACAACAAAGATTAGAGTTATTGCAGGGGTTGTTTGATACTGACGGCAGCTGCATGTCAGATGGTCAAATTGAGTTTTGCAATACGAATGAAGGGTTATCGAGAGGAGTTTTTGAGTTACTAGCCAGTTTAGGGGTAAAGCCATTTATCACGTCAAAAAAACCAATTTGTACGAATGGGAGGAATGGACCTGTAGAGGGGAAACTAGCTTGGATCGTAAAAGCGACTACTGCCCTACCTGTTTTTAGGCTATTTAGAAAAAGTCAAAGATTGCCTAAGGTTTTAAGGGAGACACAAAAATGGCATTACATCACAAATATTGAGCCAATAGATCCGGTTTGGACGCAATGTTTAACGGTGGATTCTCCAAGTCATACGTTTTTGGTGACAAAGAGTTTCATACCAACGCACAACACCGCGGCTCTTTTAGGAGATTTTGTAAGTGACGTTTCGGTTTATAAGCAGCACTGGATTGGGATGCTCTTCCGTAGGACTTACCCAGAACTAGAGGAGGTGATTCGACAGAGTTTCGAGTTTTACCCCCAAACCGGTGCTTCTTATAATGCGAATGAGAAGGTTTGGAAGTGGCCGAATGGGGCTAAGCTGTACTTGAGGTATATGGCGCATGCAAGGGATGCGACCAATTATCAGGGTTTTAACTTAACATGGCTAGGCTTCGATGAGGTCGGGAACTTTGCCACTGATGAGGGGTTCACCCAGATGATTGCTTGTTTGAGGAGCCCTCACGATGTGCCTCATAAGCGAATTCGATTGACTGCGAACCCGGGAGGCGTGGGCCACGGATGGGTAAAGGCGCGTTATGGGATAGCCGAGAACCCTCAAGGCTATAAGCTACTTGAGCAAGACACCGGACTTCATAGGATGTTTATCCCTTCTAGAGTAACCGATAACCAGATTCTGATGAAGGCCGACCCTACCTATGTTCAAAGGCTTCATGAGATTGGAAGCCCTGAGATGGTACGGGCATGGTTGCACGGGGATTGGGACGTTGTGGCCGGGGCCTACTTCCCTGAGTTTAGCCAAGAGCATGTTATTGATGCGATTGACCCTGATGACATCCCGAATCATTGGAAGATTTATAGAGCTTACGACCACGGGACCTATCACCCGTTTGCTGTGCTTTGGTACACGTATGCTGGAGAGGATTGGAGAGGCATCAAAAAGGGCTCCATTGTTATTTTACGAGAATGGTACGGTGGGAATGATAAAGATGAGGGGTTAAAGATGTCCTTGGTTGACATTCGAGACGGCATTACTGAGCGAGAGTCCACTATTAAGAGAAGGATAGAGCCAGGGCCTGCCGATAACCAGATATTTGAGAACCACGGCGGTCAAAGTATTGCCGATGCGTTGGCGATTGCGGGCGTGTATTTCTCAAGAAGCGATAAATCGAGAATTCCAGGCTGGAACCAGATACGGATGAGGCTAAGAGAGAAGAGTTTGCTGTTTACTCGCAGCTGTAAGCACTTGCTTCGAACCTTTCCGATGCTTCAACACGACGACAGAAGGCCGGAAGACGTGGATACGCAGGGGGCCGATCATATCGGGGATTGCATTAGATATATTTGTATGCAATGGCCAGTCATTCCACGGTTTGACAAGAAGAAACGCCGAGACCCAAACGCGGTGACCTATTCGGACTTGGTGGAAGCGGTGGACGATGTCAGCAATCGGTGGCGGATTTAGGCTCTTTTCATTTTAAGGCAATATCAGATACCCTTATCGCATGTGGTTTGAGCGAGAGATTCTCTATGTAGGGGTTAAAGCGGGATGGCTGAGTACGAAAGCGACGATAAAGACAAAGAGCATCCCCTGCACACCGAGATACGACGGTGGAAAAAGGCGCGTGAGCGTTACTATGAGATGGCAAGGCGCAGCGAGCAGCTTTATGCCGGAGAAGATTACAGCCCCTACGTTGAAAGACCTGCACAATTGAACGTGTTTTGGTCGATTGTTAATACCCTCAAACCTGCTCTTTACGCCCAACCTCCAAAGCCGGAGATATTTAGGCGATACCCGTCAAAGGACATTACAGCGCGTTTAGGGAGCCAGATTTTAGAGCGTTGCACACGCTTTCAGGTGGAAGTCTCGGGGTTCGATGCCGCCGTGTCACGCGCCGTTGATGATTATTTGGTGGTAGGCCAAGGTGCCCTATGGGTACGTTACGAGCCAAAAATAGGCGTAGAGGTTCCGAAAATTCGAGTGCAAGAGTTGCCTGAGTCCCCTGCCCCTATGATGGGCCAAATGCCTGGAATGCCTCCGATGGGTATGGGGGAGGAGATGGGCGGCGAACAAGAAGGGCCAGAAGCTCCCGAAGCGGGTGAAGCCCCAGAAAGTTACCCAGAAGCACCGGAAGGCCAAGAACAGTACGTTGATGAGATGGGGCAACCTGTAGACCCCAAACTCGTTAAGCAAGACGATGAAGGGTATTACATTGACGGCGAGCCCGTTGAAACGCTTGTCGATGAGCGATGCGTTGTCGATTACATCCATTGGACGGACCTGCTGTTTGAACCAGCAAGAACTTGGGCGGAAGTCCGAAAAGTAGCCCGAAAAACCCATATAACTAAAAAAGAGTTTAAGGAGAAATTCGGAGAAGATGCTTACGTTACTTATCGCAACTCGCAGGAAGCGGCGCAAGAAGACGCGGAGAAGGAAATAAACAAGGGCCGTATTTGCGTTTATGAGGTTTGGTGTAAGGATTCTAATAAGGTCTATTGGTTAGCTGAAGGGCACAACGAAGTCTTAAAAGAGGACGAACCTTACCTTGTTTTTGATGAGTTCTTCCCCTGCCCTGAACCTTTATTTGCTACCCTTACCACGGGACTTATCCCAAGACCCGATATCTGTTTCTACCAAGACCAGCAAGAGACGCTTAATCAGCTTTGCCAAAAAGCCCAAGATATTGCGAGATACATCAAGGTGCTTTCGATATCTAGCAGCGAGAACCCAGAGCTAGATAACATACTAAGAAAGCCAAACGGTACCCATATTCAGCTTTCTAACTTTCAGATGTACCTACAACAGGGCGGCGTAAAAACCGCACTGGAAGTACTATCGATGGCCGACCATGCGGCGATTTTGAGAGTGCTGCATGAAGCGATGGAGCAAGAAAAGCAACAGATATACGATATCACGGGTATCTCTGACATTGTACGCGGGACTTCTCGTGCTTCCGAGACTTTAGGGGCACAACAGATTAAGACTCAGTACGCGATGAGTCGAATTAGCGATAGGCAGCGGAAAGTCGCCAAGTTTTGCCGAGACGTGGTTGCCCTAATTGCGCAAGTCATCAAGAACCACTTCCAATCGCAAACCATGATTAAGATGGCAGGTGTCAGTAACGACCCTGAAATAGAAGAGTATTTAGGCGGTGTAATTGACCTACTTCGCAATGATACTCAAAGCGATTATCGCATTGATATTGAAACAGATTCGACTACTTTCGCAGACCAAGAAGCTGCAAAACAATCTGCAATTGACCTAACTAATGCACTAGGCAATTTGTTTAACGTATTGCTTCCACACGCTCAAGCGATTCCGCAGTTGATGCCAGTTATTAACGAGATAACCCTTTACACAACTAGCCAGTTTGAAGCAGGCCGAGAAATAAAAGGCAAATTAGAAAAAGCGCTCACCGAAGTTGAGACAGAGATGGAAAAGGCTCGACAAGAAGCCAAGGCGATGGAAGAACAACAACGGATGCAACAGGAGCAGGCCACACAGCAAGGCCAGCAGCAGGCATCTGCCGAGAATGAGATAACGGCACAAGTAGAAGCTCAAAAGTTGCAAGCTGAAATGATGAAACAGCAGCAGCAAAAGATGAAGGACGAAGCTGAACTTGCGCTAAAAGCAACGTTAGAACGCGAAAAACAACAATTAGAACGAGAAAAGATTTACCTTGAAGATGAACGCGAGCGTAAGATTGAAGAGCTAAAACACGGGCGTGAAATGCTCAAAATGAGCGTCGAAAAAGCGGCAGAGTTTAATATGATGCCACGGCAGCGAACCCGCAAAGGTAGAATCACGACCGACGAACTTGGTAATAAGATGATCATTATTGATGAATCAGATGATGTTGTCCCAGAAATTAAGGACGCATTTGTTGGGATTCGTGGTTTAACAGGCAAGTAGAAAAAGGAGCACAATGGCTGATAATGTTGGATACACGCCTGGAACCGGGGCCACCGTTGCTGCTGATGAAATTGATGGCGTACTGTACCAGCGCGTAAAAATTGCAGTTGGACCTGATGGAGTTGCGTCAGATGCGAGTGCCGACAATCCTCTACCAGTTGCTATAGCGGGGCCAAATCCACTCACGGTCGAAGTGAATAACGTACGGGATATTCTTATCCCTGTAGTTGGGTTGCTAGATTCTCCTCGTGGGTATGATAAATCGCTTCAACGTCAACGCGGCACTGTGATATTGGAATCAGGAACACTAACCAGCCTAACCAATATAATATCGATTGATTCAATACAAGGCCGCATAGGGCAATTAGGAGAGAATTTATCAGCTTGGGCAGCTTGCGTCAGATCTCGAATCTCATAAGGTAAAATATGGCAAATACATTCAAAAAAGTAATTGATCGCCTAATGTGGGTTCAAGTCCCACCATCGCCTAACGCTCATGCGGCTGGTGCAAGTATTGCTTGTGATCAACGTTCTGATGCTTCACGGAATCCATTTGTTTATCAATTAGTATCATCAACTGTCCTAAATAGATTCAATATTATCACAAAAGCATGGAACCTTGTTCAATCCCCAGCGCTTGCGGGGACTTTTGGAGCGGGTGCAGCAGCAACTTTTGCGCCTAGTTTTGGAGCCGTTGGCACTATTGCAGCGGGGGCCACGACTACCAGTGTTACGCTTTCAACTGCATTAGCTACAGCCGTTGGCGTGAATATGCTGGCTAACAGAGGAGGTTCGGGCGAGTATGGGTTTAAGCTTAGAATAATTGATACTACCGCAGGGAAAACGGAAGAAAGATTTATTGTTGGAAACTCCGCAGGTACGACACCAACAATAAACGTTGATAACGCTTTCACTTTTACACCAGCAAGCGGCGCAAGGTATGAAATTTTGTCCGGTCGAGTATGGATGCTTGGGGCTGGGGTAACTGCTGCAAACAGTTGGAGATCGTTGGAAGTTGCTACCAATACGCTATCTTCTGGGTTGAGCATAACAAACCTTCCTGCAACTATCGCCACTGATTCTGCACTTTTGGCACTTGATGAATTATATACTCCATACGATTGCTATCCAGGAGAGGGACTTGTTAAAGGAGCTTTTACCTATGATACTAATATCACTAGTTTAAAGGCATTAACCGCGACAGGATCAGGCGCATCAACCCTCACAGGCCAAGCTACCCTCGGGGACGCAGTAATTGCTGCAAATGAATTTAGGAACTTTCAAATTCGCATTGTGCAAGATTTGGGTACGCCCGCAGCGGTTGGTCAAAGAAGAATTATTGCTTCTCATACCGCAGGGGCATCTCCTGTTTATACGCTTGGGACAGCTTGGACTACACAACCTTCGGCCAGCGCAAAGTACGTCATCGAACTACCTAACCTTCTCCTTCTCCGCTCATCCGCGACCACAACCGTTTATGTATATAACTATACCGACGCTACAATAAACAACGGTACAAATAACATTACGGCGGGATCGTGGAGTACAACCTATTTTGGAGCGGCTCCTGCGGCCAACTCAACCGGGGGGATGTGGGCTCCTTCATTTGGGATACAGCCAGATCCGGCAAGAAATGCCCGTCATTCTTTCTGTTATTTCTTTCGAGGTGGATCGTCGACACTTGATGTTTTAAACATTGCTGGAAGCATTACGGGAACATGGACGGGCGCGATTACCTATGACGGTTCTGTGAGTTTGACGGTGGGGACAAGTGGTGCTTATTCGCCGTTTGGAAACGAAGGCCGGATGTTTTACATGAACGTTTATGTGGCTTCCGCATTAAACCAGATGTATCGATTTGATGTAAAAAATAGGGTGTTAAGTCCTTGGGTGCCAACCGATTGGATTCAATCAGGAACCGCAGCGTCAGGGAACCGAATCGCAGCCTATGCCGCAATCGATGGGACAGACCTTTACGACGTAATTTTATTACAATCTCATCTAAACAGCGTAGCGCAAGAACTTATCGTTTTAGTGTAAAAGTTTATGGATATAAATCAATTGCTAGGTCTTTGCGAAAAGCGTTTAGTATTTTTAAACACAATACAAGCCTCTATGTCATTAGCGGGCGATTTACTTGAATTGCAAAAGTTAGAAGATGAAATTGCAAAAACGCAAAGAACAGTGGAAAAACTGAAAACCTTGCTTGATTAGCCATGTTTTTAACCTTACTTCAAAGCTTTATTCAACCGACAAGTATATCGCAGATATACCAAGAGGTATGGATAATTGAAGACAGGAAACCGAAAAAGCGAGAGGAACGAGCAAAGCGGCGAGTAAAAATTGCAACTTGCAAAATTGAAGAGTCTCTTAAAGAAGTAAAACAACTAGCTGTAAAACGAGAATTAGACGAGAAGCGATTCGCTCAAATAAAGGCATCTATTGAGCAAGAATCAATTTTGATAGAGTTGCAATATAAGGTGCTTGATGCAGAGCTGAGATTACTAGATGTAATTGAAGCAGAAAAAGAGCGAACGCGAAGAAGCATACAGCAGCGGGTGCTAGAAATCGAACAGATTCTTGCACAGCAACGGGCCGAGGAAGAGCTAAAAGCAGCGGAAAGAACTAGAAAGGAACAAGAAGAATTAGAAGATTTATCTTTGCTATTTAACTTTCTATTACGGATGGATTAAAGCGATGACCGAGGGGATAAGAGGTAAATGGAGGTACGACCCAACGGTTGGGGAACTTGTTCCATGTGGCGAGGAAGTAGTCCCCTATCCTATCCATGCAATTCATCAAGACACAATCAACCCAACTTGGCACCCTGCAACTGGGCAAACCTTTGACAGTAAAAGCGCGTTCCGTCGCGTAACCAAAGAAAAAGGTTACGTAGAAATTGATGACGATCGCACTTGGGCATCAGTCGGACGACACCAAAATAAACAACTTGAAGGGTTACGGGAGGATATTGAAGAAGTTAAGGCGTGGTATACAGCCGCTATGAGAGGCAATAAAGACTACATTAACGCGAATGTCCCGCAGGAATTAAGAGACTGCGAAGAAGTAAACCCGAACGATATCACTGAAGGGATACGCCGATGAGCGATATAAGAGACGATTTAGAATCAGCAGCGCTTGATTTAGATGTTGATCTGCCTGATTTACCGCCATCCGTAGAATCGGATGAAGAACAAATTCCCACAGAAGAAGCCGAGCCAACGGACGTTTCGGACCCATCATCAGAAGCGCAACAAGAAAGCGCAGAAAATGATGATGACGAACCGCAGCCAGCGGCGTGGGCGGCAGAAATGCGCCAGCACTGGAAAGGCTTGCCCAAAGATGTGCGTAAGTACATCGCGGAGCGAGAACGCCAGCAGCACGCTTATATCAGCCGATTCGGTAGTGAACACGGCAATCTCAAAAAACAGATGGGAGAAATTGAGACTGTTTTAAAGCCATACGAAAAAGCAATAGCGGCAGCGGGTATTAGTCGGGGCCAAGTAATTGAACAATTGATTACAGAACGCTCTGAGATGATGCGCGACCCAAAAGCTTTTTTGAAACGCTTTGCAGACGCAAACAAAATTGACCTTCTCGACATTGCCGTAGATAGCGATATGAGCGAAGCCCCAGAGGTTCGCAAAGCTCGATGGGAAGTGGAGGACCAAAGACGAGCAGTTGAATCGCAAAAGCGGGACATTGAACAGCAGCAAGTTTCAATGCAAACCGAGCAATTAAGAAGCTATATAGAGAATTGGGGAAGCACTAAGCCGCACTTTGGAGCCGTAAGGCAAGCAATGGCGCAGGTGCTTCCTGAAATTCAGCAAAGCTATCCTTACTTGTCTTTCGAGGAGCAATTAGAAACTACCTACGGGGCTGTGATGCGTCACCCGAATTTTTCACGATTAAATAGGCCGCAAGGAGTCCCCCAATCCGTAAAACGAGCCGCCAGCGGTGTAAGTGGTTTGAGTGGTGCTCCCACTCCTACCCCTGAAGCTGGAAGTATTCGCGAAGCTTTGATGCAAGCTGCAAAAGAAACTGGCTACTTTTAAGGATTAAATAAATGGCACAGCCTAACGCAAGTATCGGTGAAATGCTCACCGTTACGATGTACAAAAGAAGTAAAAAAATGGCAGATGGTATCTCACGTAACATTCCGTTGCTGAGATTCATGAAAGATAACCAAAAACTCGTTTCTGGTGGGGAATCTATCCTCGAAGAACAGCTCTTCGCGGAGAACCCTTCCTATCAGCGTTACTCTGGGGGTGAGGTTCTTAACACCTCGCAGACTGAACAGTTCACCGCTTTCCGGTTCCTCTGGAAACAGGTAGCGGTTGCCGTTGTTATAAACGGTCTTGAAAGCGATGTTCAGAACACTGGACCTGAGCAGGTATTCGATCTTCTCGAAAAGAGAATCGAGGCTGCTGAGTATACCATGATGAACCAGATGGCCGTTGATATTGAGTCGGATGGGACAGCAGACGGCGGTAAGCAAATCGGTGGTCTTGGTCTCTTAGTGCCATCGGCTCCGAGTTCTGGAACAGTTGGGGGGATAGACCGTGCGACCTACACATGGGCACGAAGTCAGCTTCTTGATGCTTCCGATAACAGTATCACCATCAGCAACCAAACCATTCAATCGTTCTATGGACTTTGCGTTGATGCACTCACACGAAACAATGAGCGACCTACCCTGATTTATGCAGGTGGAACGCACTATCGTTTTTATCGTGAGTCTCTTCAGACCGTTCAGAGAATCATGAAAGTTGGTGATGCTAAGATTGATACCATTGGTGGTGGCGATCTTGAGTTTATGGGGATTCCAGTAATCAACGGTGGTGGGTACCAAGGTGTTTCGACAGCGACAATCACCCGATTCCTTAACCTCAATCACTTGTTTTTCAAAACTGCGTCGAAGCGTAACTTCGTGCCTTTGAAAGCTCGGGATTCATTCAACCAAGATGCAACCGTTCGTTATCTTGCATGGGCTGGTAACATGACAGGAAGAAACCTCTTCCTTCACGGCTACGCACAACAATAACCTTTTTAGGAGGCTTTTATTATGGGTATTGGAATAATTGAGCCCCTTGGTGGGGTTGAGCTGGAATATGTTGGGACCTCCCTTCCAGACGGTTTTAACGCGGGTGACCGTGTAACCGGAAAGGATGGGATTGTTTACCGACTCGTTAAAAACACTACAGCAGGGACGCTCGCTGTTCGTCTTGCATACATTCTTCGCCTTAACGCCACAACTGGGGAACTGGAAGTCGGCGCAGCGGGTGACGATGCATTAGCAGGATGCGTAGGGATTGTGCAGTTTGCTGCCGTTCCAGCCGGAAACTACTTCTGGATCGGAACTGGTGGATTACTTCGCGCAACCTCAGCACAAGCTATTGCCGCTAACGCTCAAGTATCTCTGAGCGCAACTGACGGAAAACTTGATGACCTTGCCATTACTGGTAAGTTCCTCAATGCATTCCTCAACAGTTCGGCAGCAGTTGCAGCAGCTGATGTGAACATTGGGATTTATTGCCCGGGTGAATTGTTCTACGGAGCAAGTAACTAAAGTATAGGGCAAAGGGGGGAGGCGGCTTCCCCCCTATTTAAAAAAATAAAGAGGATTCATGTTTCCACAAATATTAGAAGATCGAATGCCAAACTCAGGCCAACGGATGCGTCATGGGGATGATTCGTCGCTAAGAGTACGGTTCTATAGAGGCCCAAAATACAAGGCAGAGGAAAGCCGTATCGAGGAACGTGATATCTACGATGATTCTGTACAACTTGAATACATTGAAATAAAAGTACCAGGCGGCGACACGGTTGTACGCGTTGTCACTCCTGCTGATATCAAGCGGTTTTCAGAAGTGTACAGGCAATGGCAATTGAATGAAGGCCAAGATATTGGAACCCCTCTTGATGTTCTTGGATTCACCGAAACCCAAAAAGATATGTGTACAAGAGCGCATGTTTTTTCGGTTGAACAGTTATCGAAAGTGGGCGATCATGTTTTGAGCGCAATCGGAATAGGCGCGATGAACATGAGGAAACGAGCTTGCGATTATCTTGACGCAAAGCCGAGCAAAAATGTTGAAGTGGAAGCTCTAAAAGAGCAAATGGCGGCAATGCAGAAGCAAAATGCCGAACTCCAAGACATGTTAAAAGAACTCGTAAAGGGTAAAAAATGAGCGGATGCGCTAACGGGGTCACTTTTGGAAATGCGGTTGATAGAATATGGTCTCCTTCGGGAGAGCTTCTTCAAGTTAATTCGTCTGTAATATCGAGGGCAACTGTAGGAAATAACACAATAGTGGCCGCTCAAGCT